CCATATTTTGCGCCAGAGATGCTTGTTTAATCTGAATAACGCTTGCTGCGTCTGGTTGTTTCTGCGTGAATATAACTTTAATAGGCGCTTTGAGCTCGGTTGCGTACGCTGTTTTAATTCTGTCGCTGATCTTTTCCGGCGTTTGCACATACAGCTCTTTTTGCGCCGGCGCCCAATAAACAGACGCGATACTCAAAATACTTGTGTCGCTAGCCGCTTTGTTGTGCGCGCGCAAAAGAGCGGCGGCAGCTGGAAAAACAGCAGTTACATATTGCGGCACAGCTTGCCATTCCGCAAATTTCGTATTTGTTTTACTATTAGCGCTCATAACGTAAATACCAACACTAACTGCCTAATCAACAAATAAGACATTAAAATCCAAACTAAAATACCCAGCACGTAAAAAATGTCTAACCAGGGTAATTTTTTTAATTCGTCGCGCAGCTTTCGAAACGGTATCTGATTTAATATAAGCAGCGCCCTAATATAGTTTACAAACTGCAAATTGCTAGGTTTAATTTCAGGCACCGGCGTTTCAGGAACAACTGGAACTACGTCGTCCTTTTTTTCATCGGGCGTTTCGTCTTTTTTTCTGCGCCACGGGAACCAGCTCATAGTTTACAGCGCGGATAACACGCTGCCTCCGTGGCGGTTAATTATTTGCGTCATCAGCCCGGGTTCTCCCGGATTTTTCCCGCGCGCAACGTCCATATAGTATTGCTGCCTGAGCTGCGGATCCATCGCCCGCATTAGGCTAGCAGAACGCTGCTGCGTATCTAGCTGCTGATCGCCGCGCCCTTTTACTTTCACCAAGTGATTTACGAAATTACGCCACAGCGATTCGTCCTTATTGTAATTAACTGGCGTAACTTTAAGTTGCGCCAAGTATGGTTCAGCAGCGGCGGCCTTAGCTTTTACTTTCACGCCCGGCGGAATAATTGTCGGATGCGCGTGAAACCGAAACTTTGTCGGGTCGTGTGTGACGCCCATGTGAAGCGGAATAGGATCGTCTACATACCACTCATTCGGCGCCGACAGCATAAGCTCACGCAAAATAGCGTTCTTTTTGTCATAACGTTTCGCATCTGAGTGCGCTTTCGCTTCGCGCAACTTTAACAGGATCGTCGGCGCGTCTTTAGCGTGTTTTACTTCTTTTTGCTTTTCGTAGTAGGCGGGGTCTTCTTGCAAATGATCCTTGGCAATTTCTTTGGCGATTTGACCATTATTTGTGTGTTCTCGCTCATGCTCCGCGCCCTCCTCGAGTTTACTCGCCGGAAAATCAGAATCAGGTTTGTTGTCAGCCGCGCCGCCGGGCAGTAAATCGGCCGCAGTTTTTTTCGCGCCTGCTAAAATGTGCTTTAACGCGGCAATTCGCCCAGCGGCCACGTCGGGCGCCATGAATTGTTTGCCGTGCATTAGCGCCAATGCGCGGGCCGGCGAATAAAACTTCCTGCGCGTAGCGCCCCAGTGATCCAAATTTTTATTGCGCGCTTTTTCTAGAAAATCTGCTACGACAAAATGCGTGCGAGTACCGGCAAAATGTCCGCGACCTACTTTAGCTTTTTCAGCGCGATGTTTGTCGCTCCATTTGTTATCGACCGGCGGGATTGGCAAGCGAACTGGATTGGTGGCTTTAATCCCGGTTTCTTCTTCCAACTCGCGAATGGCGGCCTGCTCTGGAGTTTCTCCCGGATCAAGTCCGCCGCCCGGTACAGCAAATGATTTATCGTTATCCCAAACGCCGCCGTAAATTTTGCCGGTTTGCGGGTGCCTGGTGTAGACCTCGACCCGCTCACGCCACGGCATCTCTTCCGCCTCTTTGTTGCGCCCGCAGTATCCGCTCTTTTTGCAGATACAGGTCGGCGGGCAGGTGCACGGGCCCGAACAGCAGCAGTCGTAAGTTGTTTTATCGTCAGACGCGGCTTTTAGCTCGCCGCGGCCGGTTGCGCTGTCGAATTTGCTTACTTCGTTGTTGCCCAGCACTTTTTTGCGGCGGGCGGCGATTGTGATGTGAAACGCCTGATCTTTAATGTACGGCGACAGCCCGTAGCTCTTGCGCAGTGCAGACAACGCTGGGCTCTTAATTTGCACCGCCCAGACTTTGCTCACGCCGTCGATGTTCTGCACGGGAATCTCTTCAACGGGCCCGAGGCCGTAATTAAACGTCTGGCCGCGCTCGTTAATCTTGTCTGCGCCGATAGCTTCAACCTCGGCGGCCGTCATCACGGATATATGCGCGTTTAATACGCCGGCGTCAACGTTCGGGACGTTCATAAGGTCCGTGGTCGGCAATTCCGCGCCCGGGGCCACCAGCGCGTCGAACAGTCCCCGCACAAACGCATTAGGCACTGAGAGTAGCAGCCAGCCGCTTTTGGCGAGATACAGCCGCCCGGCGAGGTGGTAGCTAGCGGCTGTTTTGGCGCTTTTATTTAACCAGCCGTGCGCATTGCCTTTGGCATAAAAAAACTCCTGCAATTCAGGAGTCAGCGGCTTTAAAAAAGATATTCCGTCCATATGCGCAACACCAGGCCAGTAAAATACTCATCGCAAACCGGTGCCGCCGATATAGCCGTATTCGGAGTTAATGGTCGGGACGGTGCGCATATCACTGGCGTGTTTACTCTGGAGTGCCTTTGCCGATTCAAAAAGCAGCAGCGCGCAAATAGCGGCTAGTACCCAGGCAGCGGCGCTCCACTTATAACGCTGATCAATCGTCATTGTTACTGAGTGCATCATCTCGGTCTCGCTCGTGGTGAATAATTACTTTAATTCCCGCGCCCGACAGTATTGAAATTAATATGTCAGTAATTGTCGATCCGCCCATGCCCGCCAGTACGCATATGCCAATTAACCCGCTAATATTCTCAGCTTTTTGATAGTTTTGATACCACAATAACGCCAGCGCTAATCCTAAAAATCCCGCATTTAACATCGCGCTTACTACAGCCAGTTTAGACAGTTTTCTGGCAAAACGCAAAAACGTCGCTAACCCGGCAAAAGCAGCTACTCCGAAGGCGCTGGCGAACACCGCTAACGAATTTAAATATTCGTCTAACATGTTGCCACCTAATGGTTTACGTTATTTTAGTTTCAATATCGTGAGCCCCTGTGATCCCCTCCCACAGGACCGAATCCCGTCGAAACAGGACAATGCAATGACTTTCTAAGGTATAATTTCACCCCGTGCGGCATTCATTGCTCCACCTGCCGTGAACTCGGCCAACGCCTGACCACGGACTCCAGCCCAGATAAAACATCCCTGCTTACCTCTGGTAACCTAACCAATCGACCGCCACGATTAACTCACGATATTTACATTTTACAAGATTTTCGCAGCGATTAAACAACCCCTGGCAACTGCATGTAACTGATCACCTGCGGCACGAACTGTTTTGATCGGCCATAGGTCCTCTGGGTATTCATTAGCAGCCAGTTTTTGGGTAAACAATTCTACAAAACCTGAAGCTTTGGACGTTCCGCCGGCAACCACGAGTGGCAGCGGCTCACTAAACTTTGGGATAGCCTTATGGCTCCGAAGCGCCAAAATCAGCTGTTTAACAGTATAATCAATTAGGCGCTCATAATACGCAGAAACTGCGCCCAAAATTGCATTTTCATTCGGTTTGCCGACTTCAAACTCGCCGTGCTCTTTTTCGGCCTGCACGACGCTATCGGGCACGTTCACAGCCACCGCAGCCATCCGGTCCACCCAGTCGCCTGATTTAGTAGTCGAAAATGTAACTACTGGCTCGCCGTTTAGCATAACGCAGACATTTACCATACCGGCCCCGAAAGATAGCGCAATCCCGCTATAATTGTCGTTTTCAAATTCTGAATAGCACAGCGCCTCGGCTTCGTTGATTGCGCGCGGGCTGTAGCCGGCATCGGTTAAAATAAGCTTTACTACGTCTTCGTGGTAGCCGACGTCAAAATCGGCGTCCTCCTGGTCGACCGGCTGCGCAGGAATACAAAATACGATAGGTTCGCCGGGCTCGGCGGCCTGGCCGGTTACTTCTTTGAGAATAAACGCTAAAACACGTTTAGCGTCTTTTTCTTTGGGCGACACCACGCCACGAAACATCGGTCGTTTGGCTGAGTCGTTGCGCTCGACAGCTTTTTCAATCGCGTCCTGGCCTAGCAGAATAAAAGTGCCGTCTACGTCTTTAATAAATACTTTGCCGGCCAGCCCTTTTTCAATCATCTTGGCGGCAACTGGCGTCGTCGGTTTAATAGCGTAAAAAGCGTCGCGAAAGTCTTTGTACTCGACAGAGCTATTTGCGCCGTCTTGAGCAAGTACGATAAACGAAGTACCGACGTCTAAACCTTTAGCCATATTATTTACCTTTTAACTGCGCAAGTTTTGAAACAGAACCTTGAATATCATCCTTTGTTGCAGTGGTTTTGCCAATACTATTTGTGGCATCTCCGCGCGTTAAGCCTGCAGTATTTATTGGCGCTACATACTTACGGTCGTCAATGCCCACGTGCGTTACTGCTTGGTTATCTTTGGCAGCTGTTTTTAAAAAACTAGGCGGGCGCGTGTCGTGGATTGCGCCGTTATGCCGCAAAAGACCCAATACATACCCCAGCCCAAACGTTGTGATATACATGCCAATCAGTATTAGCTCATCCCTCATATCTACGCCATCCTTTATGACTGTTTCTGCGGCCGTAATAAACTGATCGCAGATTGCCGGGATTTAAATTGTGCTGTTTTGCAAATGTCTTAAGTCCGCGCACATGTGTTTTTTCGCCGGCCGGGCTCATAAACACATACGATTTAGCCAATTTTTGCCGCAACAGGTCTGAGTTTTTTCCTCCGCCTTTTCTGCCCCAGGTTCGACGTTCTTCTAGTGTGGCGTGAATTCTGCCGGCAATGTTTCGATTAAGACAGACCTCCGGACCTACGTGGCTAGCAACTAACGCTTCTTTTATCAGTTTGTTCTCAACGGTCGAGATTTTTTTCAGGTTTCTAGCGCTATTCTCGCCGTAAAAAGCGCGCAGCACTACTTTAAGCGCGTCTGCTTGATATTCTGGGTGATTTACGTCGCTATATCGGGCGAACGTAACGGACGACCCAAAATATGCTAAATCAGTTTCTGGGTGATTGTCCGTAACGCGCGAGCCGTAATAAAATTTGTAACCCAGCGACGGGTAAAAAATTACGTATACATAGTGCCATTTTTTCTGCATACACTGAGTCCGTTCAGTGTGGCGGCCTTACGGATACTTCCCTGCCGCAATATTAATTTAACAATTCCGCCGGCGTAAAAAAATTAATTTTGGCTAGGTGGCCAAATAGTTGCTACGGGCGGAAGCCAAATAGTTGCAGGATCTACGGCTTTTTTACCAAAGATGGGTAGCGTTTCGCAGACGTCGAATTGCTCTTCGAGTTTTTTAAACACTGCTTTATCCGCAGCGCCAACGCCCTCCGGCAAATCGTCTATCCACACGTCGATGCGATAGCCCAAGCTTTGAATTTTTTGGCGTTTCGGTGAGTGATTGCAAAACACGCAATCTGTTAATAGTTTAAATGTCTCTGGGCCAAATGTGTCGGCCACTTCTTTGCGATTTCGTGGGCAATCTGTACGCCCTGTAACGCAATATATTTTGTGACCGCGTAATACTGCGGCATGCACTATTAGGCGCCAAAAATCTACATCACTTGTAAATGATCGATCAAAATCAAGCGCAATGTTTATTTTGCGATAA